TGTTTAGTTTGGTAGTTTTAGCTGTAAGGGCATGTCCCAACATGGTGCCAGCCACAGCAAACAGTTCAGCGGCAAAACGTGAATCCACATTCATGCCAAGATCACTTAGATCTTGATAGCTTTGTTTAGCCAAATCAGCCAGTTCATCCAGCTCACGATCACTGGCGTCAAGATCACGCACAGCCGGCAAGGCCAGGTCAATCTTGTCTATGTTTGTGTCGATAGCTACGATAGCGGCACGGGTTTGTTCTACTGTGAGAGTGGAGGATTCAGGTTCTTCGGCTGATTCAAGTTTATCAAACTCGAACAGCTCTTCTAGTTTCTTGGTCATACCCTATTTACCGCGTTTTTTACCACCTTGGTGAAATATATCGTCTTCGGTTATGACTCTAAAACGCAGACCCTGTGCCTTGGCCCATTTGGTTGCGGCATCCCATTTGCAGTAGTTGACTGCTACTATGGCTCTATCACGGTCGTTCATTTTGCTTTCGAGCAGGCTTTGTTTCTTGGGTTTGATTTCAATCAGTTCGGCAACGGTGGTATTGTTTGGTCCACGATATGTGACCAGGAAGTCTGGCACATAGTTGGTGATCTTGCCGGTCAAGGGATGTCTATACGGAATCCTAATACTTTCGCTGGCCCACTGTAACACATTAGCGTTGCTGTCCAGGAACATCATGAAAGTCATTTCCCAGCCAGATCGATATTTTATATTACCGTTACCCACATACTTCTGTGGATTTTGTGGAGTGTATATGCCTTGTCTAAAGTTAGCCATAGCAAACCTTAATTACGGATGTTGTGTGCCACGTAAAAGTTTGGCTGTGTGGCAACATTTATTCCCAGCAAGGTACTGTTGCTTCTAGTGGCGTTGATGTAATAGGACAAGTACGCTGTTAAATCCATACCAGTTTGTCCTTGTATCTGTTGTAATAGTGTTAGTACTGGAGTATTGCTAAGTTCGGCTACTCTAAACAAGGTAACAGTAAAATTGCCGGCTGCTTCGCCTGTGCCAAACACGCTTTGAAAATAACTGAGCACAGCATCATACGCATCCACTGGCACACTTACTTCATAGCCGTAGAATCTATCAAATATCTTTACAGAGGTATCTGTTTTAGGATCAGAATAGTTCACGGTTCCCATGGATTAACGTCCTACTTTTGGTGCATTTGGAAAAAACTGTGAATTACCAGTGTTTATTGCCTGTCTTGTAACACCAGGCAATTCTTGTCGTAGTACATTTTTACTGAGGGCTTGGAATTCAGGTCCAATGTTTCGTAGAAACGGTGTGTTTCGTTGTGTATTAATGGCTGTGCCAGCTGTTTGTACTAATCCAAGCACATTTTGTAAACCACCACGACCACTTGCTAGTGCCTGTAGATCTTCGGCAGTACCAGCAAATGCATCAATGAGTCCACCTTGGCCAAACACCGAGTTGGTTCCACCAGGCCTTGACAAGCTACTCTTGGTTGAGTCGTAGTGTGCTGGATCGGCAAATCCTGGTACACTGGTACTCGATTGAGCTCCACCAATTGCACCACTTGTGTATTTGACAGTTTCGTATGCTACTGTTAAAGTATGACTCATGGTTCCGGCACCTTGACTGTAATCATATTGATCACTTTTCCAGTCTGTAATGATTGGATTGATCAAGGTGTAACTGGCATAGCGTTTTTGTGCTAGTCCATAAATGGTTATGTCGTTGAAGAATCTGGGTTTGCCATTATTGTTTCCCGAAGCTGTTCCTGGACTGCTGTCTGCATAGCCCTCGCCAATGTATCCCCAGTCGGTGTTTTGCCTGGCGCTATAGGTATCAACTGTGTTGTATCCAAACCCATTTTGCATGACAGCATTTTTACCAGACGTTCCTGCTTGAGCTGGCACATTGTTATAACCGTATGTGCTGTCTTTGTAATAATAGGTATAGTAGTTGTACCAAAGATTTCGTATGAGATCACTTTGATCATCGTGCAAGGTAATAGTAACCGGTTGATAATTGATCTTGGTCTGTATTATTCTTTTACGATTGTATTGATTCAGTGTTTCGTTTGTGATCTGATAGCTAGGAAGGTCTGTGGTTTTAACCATGAGCCCTATGCTGGCAAGATCATTATTTTGGAATGCTCCAGCAAGTGCTGGAATCTGTCCTATGTTCACATTGAAAAAACAATGGAATAGGAACTTGGTTCTAGGAGTAAGTTCGTAGTTGTTGCTTCTAAAGGTCTTACTAGCATGAGTATAATCTCTTAGCCCGTTGACTCCAAGAAATCCCTGAAGTATATTCTCGCCAAACGAGGCTAAGTTAGTCATACCGTTTTAATATTATCCTTGTGCTACACCAGCACCAACTGCTGTACCAATAGTACGGGCAAGATTCATTCCAACTTGGCCAACTCCAGGACCGTCTTGATTGGCGCCCTGGACTGCATTGTCAAATCTGATGGTCAAAGCAATTTGCATAGCTTCGTTAGTACCATAATTAGCATCTCCGTAATTGACACCTTGCAAATAGCAACCCAATATTGTCCAAGTTTCTAATGCCTTTTGATCATTGTTTCCATTACCTCCATCTAACACTTCAAATACAGTGGTAAATTTATAATCATTGCCAGAACTTGCTGAACTCATCTCAGCAAAGTCCAATTGTTTCTGTAATTGCTCACCGACCAACTTACTTACATTACCAGACGCATCATCACGTAGATTGCAAGTAATGTCAGCCCAGGTATATTTTCCAGCCAGTCTAATTGTACTATTGTATATAGGAAGATCAATATTGTCAAAGGTCACATTTGGACGAGAAAAATCTACAACCTGTTTAGTCATTTCGGTTACTGGAGTTGATACTCCAAAATTTTGAAAGCTCACTCTGAAGCGATACTTCAGTTTGGGCATTAACAAGCCTTGGTTTCCGCCTTTTTCTAATGCGACGGACATATTTGTTAGTGATGCTGTAGCCATTTTTGTCTAATCTCCTGTTGTACTTTTATTTATGGTAATGAGTCGGGGCAAAATTTTAGTTATTTTGCCCGTCTTCATTATACTGTTGCGCCAATAGTTCCTGTGTTTTGAATGCGTACTGGTATGTATATAAACTCAACAGCTTTGACTGGCTCAATTGCGATGTCGACCCATAATTCATTAGCATCAATTCTAGCCGGAGTATTATTTGAAAGATCACATATTACCAAGTAATCATAGATACCACGTTTGGCTACCAAGTCGATCATCAAGTTAGTAATACTGTTGGTGATTTGATTACGTGTGATTGTATCATTTGGTTCAAACAAGTATGTTTTACCAATTGCAGCCAATCTAGCACGCAAGAACGCTACTAAGCGAGCTACGTTGATACGATCAAGTGCAGTAGTTGTACCTTGTAGAGTATGGTTACCAAAGTTAGTAATACCAACACCTGGAATAAAGGTAATTGGATTGACATCGTTTTGATACAATACATCACGTAGGCCTTGATTTACACCCAATGGCTGGAATTCACCAGTCTGTGCATTTAGATAACCAATCTGTGTGGCATTGTCAATCACACCGCGGCGTGTGCCAGCCGGTGCCAACCACGGATAAGCCACTTCGTCACTGCGTATAATTGTACGCAACATCATGTGGCTTGGTGCTGTTACAACCAAGTTACCACTAAGGTCATTAGTAGTACAGCTTGGGTAGAATGCAGCTGCATAAGCATCACCAGCATTTAGATTACCGTCAGCTGTGATCACACCTAGACCGTTGTTGTTGGTTGCCCAAGTCACAACTTCTTCTGGTGTCAATCGTAGTGGAGTGTCAACTACTACAAAAGCAGTTTCTCCGCGATCAGCGTTTAGCAAGGCCAGGTTAGGTGCCAACTCAGGATACTGTGGGCAAGCAATCAGATTGAACTGATTTTGTTCTTCTCTGATTGTGGTGTTGCTGTCAATACCAGCACGTAATGCCTGATTGATAATGGCTCTCTGTGCCTGACGACCCATGAATGGACTACCGTCAGCTCTGTTGCCACTAGCTGTTAACCAAGTGTTAGTAACAGTGATTGGTGTCCAATAAGCCGTGGTTCCAACTGGATTGTTGTAGTTGTTGTTGGCTAAACTGATATATTCTACACCAGAGGATGTTACTAAAGCACCAATGCTATAGGTAGTATTAGAATCATAAGCATAAGCTGGAAAATCAGTATTGTTGAAATAATTGTTTTGGAATGTCTTGACATTAAATCCACTACGACGAGTATTCCATAACAAAATACCTTCTGGATATAGACTTGGACTTGGTGCATCAGGATCCAAGTAGTCACTGAGTGTCAGGCTTGTGATAGTTGGCAATGGATCACTTACAGGATCTGTGGTTCCATTTGTTGCCCATCTAGCATCAGCAAATAGCACACCATTTTGTGTGGTTTGATTGCTGTTGTCAATCTGTACCCATTGATCAGTTCCGTCAACACTTTCCCAACGGTTAATTATTGGATACAATTCAAGATTACTTGTATTAATCCATAAATCACCGTAAACCAATGGAGTTAGTGCTGTGTTGTTTTGTGTGGTCGGTGCTGTGGCAGCAATAATTGGACCGCTAGCATTAGTGTTACTGAGATCGTAACCGCGGATATCGTTGTCCACGGTCCGATAACCTTGCCATCTGCCACCATCTTGGATCATGATATCCACTTGTGTTGGATCACTATAGTACCAATAAGTACCGTTGTCGGGATTTTGATCTGGAGCAGTTGCACTTGCTGTATAACTGAATGTTGGATAACTTACCCAGTTACTGAGAACTACAGTGTCAGTGTCAATTACATTTAATGCAGTCAGGCCTGTAATATTTTGACCTGTAGCAAAACCTGCATCAGTTACAGCACTGTCACCAGCAGAATTAGCTAGTTGGATATCACCGCCTTGGCTGTGTGTAAACACCACGTAACCTGAACTGTCAAGGGTAGCACTCACATAAGGGACTGCTGCAGCACTAACCGCGGCAATAAAGTCTTCTACAGTGGTACCAGTTAATTCTGCTGTGGCTGTGTTTAAAGAGGCGCTACCAGATTCAGTAGCACTAATTGTAAAAGTATCACCACTATTAAACCCAGTTGGGTTTGCTACATAACCAGTCACATTGGTGGCACCTAAAATATAGCGTTCCCAAATCATGAATGCACCGGTATTATCACCGTATGGATCGACTTGAGCATAGGTCGCACCAACAGGAATGTTGGCCCCACCGCCCGCTGGATCTAATGCATATAAAGCAGCAGCATCCGTGGCATATACTGGACAATTTTGTTGTACAAATGTACCCAGTGTTGAATTGTATTTCTTAACTACTAAATTAGTACCCAAGTTTACGTTGTTTGTTTTTTGCCATACTGAACCAGTTGGGAACGGAATCGCGCTTGAACTATTCCATCGTGGGTTTTGATAGCTTGGACTTGCTTGGTATTCAGGAGTTGCGTACACACCTGCATTGATACCCAATGTGGTTAATGGAGTACCAGTGCCGTTAGTGATACTAACACTACCAAACCATTTGATAGTACCAGTACTGACGTTACCACTGGCTGTGGTTGCAAAACTAACTGTGGTGTTACTTGCAGCAACAACATCAAAAGTTCCATCGTATGTGGTTGTACCAGTAACAGTAATAGTACTGCCAACAGGATATGGAGTAGGTACAGCATTTCCTGCGTTAGTAAATGTTAAAGTAGCAATACCAGCTGATACGTTTGCACTACCACTTGCAACAGAACCTGCATAACCAGTTGAGTTACCATCAGCATAGACAAACAATGCGCCACCAATTACAGCAGAATAAACACCAGGCAATGCATTTGATGCATTTGCGGAGTTAATTGCTGCGGATAAACCAGTTGTATTGGCCGAGCCAGATGGAACAGTAACAGCGGTTATACCGTTAATAACAATCGTGTTGTTAGCTACTAATGATGCGGGTGCTAAATTACCAGTGATTGTGGGCCATGCTGTTTTCCAATCATCGCTGCCAACTGCTACCCATGTATTGTATAGACCGCCCAATGTAGCCGAACTTGTCTGTAGTGTAGTTGGGCCACCGCGCTTGTAATATTCAGGATTTTGTAGTGCGCCTGCTACGTTGGCACTTTGAACTCCGCCGCCAACTACAACATAATCGCCAATACTGCCATAACTTTGTACCGGCATTGTGGTACCAGATTCCAAATTGGCTGTGCTAGTAATGACACTAGGAATCTTGTTACTGAATGCGCCAGTGGTCAAGTTCCACTCAAAAATTCCCCAATTGGAGTTGACTGAATCTAACCAGTAGGTGTTGTTGTTTGGAGCACCCAACGGTCTAGTTAAACTAGCAGTAAGAGCAGCCAGGTCAATATTAACACGCTGAACATAACATTGGTTGGTAATACCCAATGCGCTGTAGGCGGCCAATAAGCCATATTCATTAAGCTCGTATCCGTTGATCGGAGTACCAGCTGTAGTATTATAAAAGAACGGAACACCAAAGGTGTTGAGCAAGTCACGCTGACTTGTCATTAAATAAGTTTTGTTTGCGTTAGCAGCCAGTGTGCCTGAAGCTACACCAACTCCAGCGCCAGAAATTTTGTTCTGAGCTGTTGCCAATAAAATAAACGGTACCGAATTGGTAGCGCCTGGGATATAATTGCTTTGATCAATTATAGTAACTTGTACACCGGGGGATATTAGAGCCATATCAAAATCCTTTTTT